GGTGAAGACTGAGATCATCGGTCGTGAGACGCCCGAGACGCGTGAGGCTGCGGCCCGCGTGCAGGCCGATATGAATTACCAGTTGACCGATGTGATGGTCGAGTATCGCCCGGAACACGAGCGGATGCTGTGGGGGTTGGGCCTCGCAGGTAATGCGTTCAAGAAGGTGTACTACGATCCGTCACTCGGTCGTCAGGCTTCGATGTACATCCCGGCTGAGGATGTCGTCGTCCCCTATGGCGCGTCCAGTTTGGAAGTCGCTGGGCGCGTCACCCATGTGATGCGGAAGACCCCGAACGAGCTTCACAAGCTGCAAGCCTCGGGGTTCTACCGTGACGTCGATCTCCCTGAGCCAGTCGATACGCTCGACGAGATCGAGAAGGCCATCGCTGAAAAGATGGGCTTCCGGGCCACAGCCGACGACCGGTACAAGCTGCTTGAGATGCACGTCGATCTGGTGCTGCCAGACGACAAGCTGGCCAAGGACGAGGCTGAGGCCGAGATCGCTGTTCCCTACGTGGTGACCATCGACAAGGGCACCCAGACGGTGCTGTCGATCCGGCGCAACTGGAACCCGGACGACGAGCGCAAGCAGAAGCGCAACCACTTCGTCCACTACGCCTACATCCCGGGCTTCGGCTTCTATGCCTTCGGCCTCATCCACCTCATCGGTGCTTTCGCCAAGTCGGGCACCAGCCTCATCCGCCAGTTGGTCGATGCAGGTACGCTGTCGAACCTGCCGGGCGGGTTCAAAACCAAGGGTCTTCGGGTCAAGGGCGACGACACCCCTATCGCGCCCGCCGAGTGGCGCGACGTCGATGTGGCGTCGGGCACGATGCGTGACAACATCATGCCGCTCCCGTACAAGGAGCCGTCACAGGTCCTCTACTCGCTGCTCAATACCATCGTCGAGGAAGGGCGTCGGTTCGCCTCGGCTGCGGATATGAAGATCAGCGACATGTCGGCGCAGGCCCCGGTCGGGACCACGCTGGCCATCCTTGAGCGCACGCTCAAGATCATGTCGGCTGTGCAGGCCCGCATCCACTATTCGATGAAGCAGGAGTTCAAGCTCCTCAAGGTCATCATCGCTGACTATACGCCAGAGACGTACAGCTACGACCCCGAAGACGGTGACCGGAAGGCCAAGAAGTCCGACTACGACCGGGTCAACGTCATCCCGGTGTCGGACCCCAACGCTGCCACCATGGCGCAGAAGATCGTCCAGTATCAGGCGGTCCTCCAGTTGGCGCAGGGCGCACCCCAGCTTTACGACCTGCCCTACCTGCACCGTCAGATGCTGGAGGTTCTGGGCATCCAGAACGCCGAGAAGCTCGTGCCGCTCAAGGACGGCGACGAGATGAAGCCGCGTGACCCGGTCAGCGAGAACATGGACGTCATCAACGGCAAGCCCGTGAAGGCGTTCATCTACCAAGACCACGAGGCGCATATCGCAGTCCATATGTCGGCCATGCAGGACCCCAAGGTCGCGCAGCTTATGGGGCAGAACCCCAACGCGCAGGCTATGATGGCGGCGATGCAGGCTCACATCGCGGAACACTTGGCGTTCGAGTATCGGCGTCAGATCGAGATGCAGGCCGGTGTGCCGCTGCCTCCCCCTGATGCTGAGATGGACGAGGCTACCGAGATTGCGATCTCGCGTCTGGCTGCTGTGGCTGGTCAACAGCTTCTCCAGAAGAACCAGATGGAAGCCCAGATGCAGCAGAACCAGCAGATGGCCCAAGACCCCATCGTGCAGATGCAGATGCAGGAGCTTCAGATCAAGCAGGGCGAGTTGGAGCTTAAGAAGCAGAAGCTCCAGATCGAGGCTGCTGAGAAGACCGACCGGATCGAACTCGAAGAGAAGCGCATCGCCTCTCAGAAGGAAATCGCTGGCCTCCAAGTCGGGGCCAAGATTGCAACGGACAAGGCCAACCTGTCCGCCAAGGAACAGATGGAAGGACTTCGTATGGGTGTCGAGATCGCCCGCGAAGCCGCCCAGATGGAACGTACCCCTGTTTCCCAACCCCAGCAGCCAGAGGAGTCTGAATGAGTAGTGACCTGCTGAAGTACTTAGCCGAGAAAGTGAACGCTGAGATCGCCGTCATGAGCGACGATCTCGCACGCGGCACTGCCAAGGATCATGGAGAGTACAAGTATGCCTGCGGGATCATCCGTGGGCTTATGATCGCAAACGGCCTCTTCGCTGAGACCGCACAACGCATGGAAAACGACGATGAGTGACATCATTGGCGCAGAAAAGCCGAGCCTCGTGGACCTCGGCGGACGTCCGATCCCTAAGGTCGGTGCGGCCTCAGAACTGCCGCTCGAAGAGCGGGCCAAGCAGCTTCCGGAACCCTCTGGCTATCGCCTCCTCTGCGGTATCCCGGAGATCGAGAAGACCACTGCGGGGGGCATTATCAAGTCGGATATTACCCTCCACCACGAAGAACTGCTCGCTACGGTTCTGTTCGTCCTGAAGGTCGGCCCTGACGCCTACGCGGACGAGAAGCGCTTCCCGACCGGCCCATGGTGCAAGGAGGGGGACTTCATCCTCGTGCGCCCGCATGCCGGTTCGAGGCTCAAGATTCATGGCCGCGAGTTCCGGATCATCAACGATGATGCGGTCGAAGCTGTTGTGGAGGACCCCCGGGGCATTTCCCGCGCTTAACGGGCGTAACCCGTACAAAAGGAGAAGACCATGGCTAGTAAGCCCAATGATGATGACTTCTCGTTCGAGATTGAGGACGAGACCCCTGTTTCCAACGAACCCGAAATTGATGTTGAGGACGATACCCCGGAGGAAGATCGTGGGCGTGAGCCTATGCCGAAGGAGATCGTCGCTGAACTAGAAGCCGATGAACTCGAAGAGTATTCGGAAAAGGTCAAGCTGCGCCTGAAGCAGATGAAGAAGGTCTGGCACGACGAGCGCCGTGAAAAAGAGCGGGTGATGCGTGAGCAGGCCGAAGCCCTGAACGCCGCGCAGCGCCTCCTTGAAGAGAACCGCCGCCTCAAGTCCACCCTGTCTGAGGGTGAGCAGACGCTGGTTGGTAGCTTCAAACAGACCGCTGAGTACGAGCTTGAAAAGGCCAAGCGCGAGTACAAGGACGCCTATGAAGCGGGTGACACCGACCGCGTTCTGGACGCACAGGAGAAGCTCACTGCGGCCCAATACAAGCTCCAGCAGCTTGCGGGCTATAGACCTACTTTACAAGGTGTAGCGGACGAGGTACAACTTCCGCAACAGCAGGTCCAGATTCCTCAGCCTGACTCCAAGACTATGGCGTGGCAAGAGCGCAATACGTGGTGGGGTACTGATCCTGAGATGACGGCATCTGCTCTCGGGCTTCACCAGAAGCTCGAAAGAGAACGTGGTCCACAGTTTGTGGGCACCGACGAATACTGGAGCGCTATCGACACAACGATGCGCCGTCGCTTCCCTGAGTATTTCGGGGAAGATAGAGCGACCGAAGGCACTGCGAAGGCTCAACGCGCCTCGAAGCCTGCCAATGTAGTCGCGCCAGCTTCGCGTAGCACGTCCCCCAAAAAGATCGTGCTGAAACAGTCCCAGATCGCAATCGCTAAGCGGTTGGGTCTAACCCCCGAGCAATATGCCCGGGAACTGATGAAGATGGAGCGTTGAAAATGGCAGAAACTAGAGTTGCACGCGAGCACGAAGATCGCACGAGTACGAGCCGCCCTGAGTCGTGGGCACCGGCAGGAGGGCTTCCTGAGCCTGAACGCCAGCCCGGATACGCCTACAGGTGGATTCGTGTCTCTGCGATGGAGCAGTCAGACGCCAAGAACGTCTCTGCCAAGTTCCGTGAGGGATGGGAACCGGTACGGGTTGAAGAGCAGCCGAAGCTCAGCTTCCTATCCGATCCTAACAGTCGCTTTAAGGACAACATCGAAATCGGCGGGTTGCTGCTCTGCAAAATCCCGACTGAGTTTATGGATCAACGGAGGCGTTATTTCGCCAACCAGAACCGCGCTCAGATCGACTCTGTAGACAACAACTTCATGCGTGAGAGCGATGCTCGGATGCCTCTTTTCCGTGAAAAGAAGTCTTCGACGTCGTTTGGTAAAGGCAAATAGCTAGGAGCTAGACATGGCATATCCTTCTGTTGACAGCCCGTACGGGCTGATCCCGATCAATCTGATCGGCGGGCAGGTATTCGCTGGTTCGACTCGCCTGCTGCCCATCGCTACCAACTCCTCGACTGCCATCTTCTATGGTGACGTCGTGCAGTTGCTGGCTGGTGGTACGCTCGGCAAGGACACCGGCACCGACACCGCTAATCCGGTTGGCGTCTTCCTTGGTTGCACCTACACCGATCCGGTGTTCGGTAAGACCTTCCGTCAGTACTACCCCGGTACCACGAACATCACCGACATTCAGGCTTACGTCCTCGATGACCCGGATGCTCTGTTCAAGGTTGCCGTCTGCGCTGGCACCAACTCGAACACCGTCAGCTTCGTCACTCAGGCGGCTGTCGGCTCGAACCTCAAGCTGGCAAACGGCGCGAACAACGTCGGCTCGACCATCACCGGTAACTCGAAGGTCGGGGTTGACTCGACCGAAGGGCAGACCTCGACGTGGCCGATCCGTGTGGTTGACGTCGTTCCTGCTACCGCTCTGGCGGGCAACCCCGGTTCTTACACCGAGGTTATCGTCAAGTGGAATCAGGGTCGCCACCAGTACCTCAACCCCACTGGCCTCGCATAAGGAGACTGACCAATGGCAATTTCACGCGCACAGCTTCTCAAGGAGCTTCTGCCCGGACTGAACGCCTTGTTCGGTCTCGAATATGCTCGCTACGGCGAAGAGCACAAGGAAATCTTCGAAACGGAGACTTCTGAGCGTTCGTTCGAAGAAGAAACCAAGCTCTCGGGCTTCTCGGCTGCGCCGGTGAAGAACGAAGGTTCGGCCATCGCTTACGACAACGCGCAGGAAGTCTTCACGGCTCGCTACAACCATGAGACGATTGCCCTCGGGTTCTCGCTCACGGAAGAAGCCATCGAAGACAACCTCTACGACTCGCTGTCGTCGCGGTACACC